TAGGCGTTGATAGCACAAATTATAGAGTTATGGGTTCTGTTACTTCTGCGACTGCCCCAGTGTTTGCTGACCAATAATTAGGGGGTATAAATGGCTGATATAACAACCACTACTACTATTGAACAGAATACTAAAGAAGCTATTATTTCTTTTCAATATCAGTATGTAGATACTGGAAACGAATCAGCAGTCCTTAAAATAGACGTCTCATCCCTAACACCAAACGCCAATGGCGAAGCATGTACTGGGGTGAGAATTTTAGAGTGCTGGTGGGTGCTACATGGCTTAACAGTAGAAGTCCTAGCTGACGCCTCTACTGATATTATCATGTTGCATCTTGCAGAAGATCAACAAGGGTATCAAAACTTTGAAAAATTTGGTGGGTTACCTTCTACCAAGTCTTTTGGCACTAGCCCAACTGGTGATGTAAAATTTACTACGACTGGTGCTGGGGCAGTAGGAGATTCTTACCAAGTAGTTCTTAGAGTGTCCAAAGATTATTAAGGGGATTAAATATGGCTCAAGTATCTTCAATTAGTAGGGTTGGAACTACTGAGCCATTTTATCTTCAAGTAGCTCGTAATCAAATATCATTTCACAAATCTAATTTTAAATTTGGTTTTAATGCTGATGTAGATGATTCTTTGGAGACAGTATGGGCACAAGGTGGATTATATTCCTATTTAACTTCTGCTTCTGTACTTAAAGTCTCTAGCTCGTCAACAGCAGACACCTCAGCAGGAACTGGTGCTAGAACTGTAGAGCTTTCTGGATTAGACACAAACTATGATGAAATAAGTGAAACAGTTACATTAAATGGACAAACTGCAGTAAATACAACTAATGAATTTTTAAGAATTAACAGAATGGTCGTTAGGTCTGCAGGAAGTGGTGGACAAAATGCTGGCGTTATATATGCAGGAACTGGTACAGTTACAACTGGAGTTCCAGCAAACAAGTACGCTACTATAGCTATAGGCGACAATCAGACTGTCATGGCGTTGTGGACAGTTCCTAGAGGATATACTGCATACCTATTACAGACAGACATAACTGTAGCCACTACACAAAATAATAAATATTGTACTGTTCACTTGGTATCAAGACCAGATGGTGAAGTGTTTCAAATTAAAGATAAATTTGTAAAGGCAGAAAGCTCAGTACATCAAGCATACACTATGCCCTTAAAGTTTGAGGAGAAAACAGATATTGAAGTTAGAGCCATAGGCGATAGTGCAGGAGCAGACATAGCTATATCTGCTGGTTTAGATATTATATATATACAAAATGATGGAGCTTAAGTATGGCAACAAGTGGTACAGTTGCATTTAGACCAGATGTAGAAGAAATAATTACTGAGGCTTTTGAGCGTTGTGGTATTGATGTGCAGACAAGAACTGGTGATCACGCTATATCTGCAAGAAGAAGCATTAACTTATTGTTTTCTGAGTTTGCTAATAGAGGCATAAACTATTGGACTTTATCACAAAACACCTTGCCTTTAGTTAATGGTACTACGAGTTATACACTTCCAGTGGGAACTATAGATATATTAGACGCAGTTATAAGAGATAGCTCAAGTAACACAGATCAAATTATTAATAGAATTACAATACAAGATTATAATCAATTGCCAAACAAAGATACTGCAGGAAAACCAAGTCAGTATATGATAGATAGGCAATATACGCCAGTAGTTTATTTTTGGTCAGTACCTAATACATCTACATATTCTTTAGTTTATTGGGCTATGAACCAATTAGAGGATGTTACTTTATCTAATCAAGATGCAGATGTGCCATATAGATGGAGTGACACTATATGTGCTGGGTTAGCTTCTAAATTGGCTATGAAATATGCACCAGAGAAATTTCAGTTATTAAACGAGATGTATGAAAGGTCTTTTAACTTTGCGGCATCAAGTGATAATGATGGCGTAAGCTTGAGGGTTCAGCCAACTGCGTTGAATATGACATAATGGCGAAATTAGCTAGTGGCAAAAAATCTGTAGCGATAAGCGATAGAAGTGGTTTTAAGATTAAATATACTGATCTTAAGACAACTTGGGATGGCTTGCGTGTTGAGCCTAGCGAATGGGAACCGAAGCACCCACAATTAACGCCAGCCAAAAATGTTGTAGATGCTACTGCTTTATTTCAACCACGACCAGACAATGATCCTGAAAATGTATCTATATATTATGGGTATAGTACACAAGATATATTTGCATCAAGAGTAGAACGCTCACAAAAGGGTGTAGGTATTGTTGGCGTTGGTTCTGTAGGCTTCTTGGATACAATTAGGGCTGACATGAAAGTAGATGCCACTGGTGTGTCTGGAACTGGGGCAATAGGATTAGAGGTTGTAGAATTAGAAATTAATGAGACTGGCATAGCTGGAACTGGAACTATAGGAACTGAGACATCCAATGCTGAAGCAGAGCCTTCAAGTGCAATAGGAACTGGGGCTATAGGAGATGTTATAGTTTCTGACAACGAAGACGTAGTGGTTGCTGGTGTCGCTGGTACTGGAGCTATTGGAACATTTACATTCTTCATAACTACTGATGCCCCAGTCAGTGGCGTAAATGGCACTGGTGCAATTGGTGTAGAAACACCAGAATCAGAAATTAATGAAACTGGAGTTGCAGGAACTGGTGCTACAGAAGCATTTGGTGTAAGTGGTAATGGAAACATTCTGTTACAAGTAACTGGTGTAAGTGGTATAGGAGCAACTGGTGCAGTTGGTGAAGAAGTAGGAGTTTCAGAGGCAATAGAGACTGGCATAGCTGGAACAGGAGCAATAGGCACAACAAGTATAACCATTGATTATTCATCATGGGGAGACGCTACTTGGGGTGATGGAACTTGGGGTGAATAAATGAATTATACAGAATTAGTAGCAGACATACAAAATTTTATGGAAGATGATAGTACAGAGTTTCAAAACTCTATACCAGATATTATAACACAAGCAGAGGCAATGATATTTGCTAGATTACCTAGTTTACCTTGTTACAGACAAAAACAGAGTGGTAGCCTTGTTATTGGCACTGCAGAATATGCAGTAGCTAACGCTAGAATGATTAGGCAAGTTTCAGTGACCAAAGCAGATAGTGATGTAATATATCTAAAACATAGATTAGATTCATACTTAAGAGACTATGTTCCCAATGCTACTACACAAGGCACACCATTTATGTATGCGACAAAAGATGCTGACACAAATGGTATAACAATATTACTGGGCCCAGTACCTTCAGCAACGCTTGCTTATGAGGTGGATTTCGTGGGTCTAGAACCAGGATTATCTGTTTCCAATGCTAATAATTGGATAGGAGATAATGCAGAGCAAGTTTTATTATCAGCTTGCCTATATGAAAGTTCCTCTTTTCTAAAGGCACCCGATAGTGTAAACTTATATAAAGCACAGTTTGATGAAGCAATAGCTTTATTTCAACAAGAGATGCAACGTAATTATAGAGCAGAATACGAAGGAGGTATTTAACAAATGGCAATTACACAAGCAATGTGTACAAGTTTTAAGGCAGATGTTTTAAATAAAGAACAGGATCTCGAAGCTGATACACTAAAAATAGCACTTTACACAAGTTCTGCAACATTAGGAGCAGCAACTACTGCGTATTCTGCAACAAATGAAATATCAGGAACTGGATACACAACAGGAGGTGTTACGCTAACATCAAAAACAGTACAGACCACTGGCACAACTGCATACTTTGATGCGGCTGACCCAGAATGGACTGGTGCAAGTTTTACTGCTAGAGGTGCTTTAATATACAATAGCACTAATGGAGATAAAGCTATAGCAGTTCTGGACTTTGGTGGAGACTTTACAGTTTCAAGTGGTACATTTAGGATTGTATTTCCAGCAGCAGGGGCTTCAGCAATTATAAGGATAGACTAAAATGGCGAGTACATACGTTAATGATCTTAGACTTAATGAAATGGCTACTGGCGATGCCAGTGGTACATGGGGAACAATAACTAACACTAACTTAGAGCTTATAGGAGAGGCTTTAGGTTATGGAACACAAGATTGCTTTACCTCAGACGCTGACGCCACAACTACAATTGCAGATGGTGCTACAGACCCAGCGAGGGCAATTTATTTTAAAGTAACATCGTCAGCAACTTTAACTGCAACAAGAACATTAACTATTGCACCTAATACAGTATCAAGACTTCAGTTTATTGAAAACGCTACAACTGGCAGCCAGTCCATAAATATATCTCAAGGTAGTGGGGCAAATGTAACTATAGGAAGTGGTGAGACTAAGGCAGTATATCTTGATGGTGCTGGCAGTGGAGCAACAGTAATTGATGCTTTTGCCACATTTCATTCAGGTAACTTCAAAGTAACAGGAAACCTAACAGTAGATGGTGGTACAATCAAGCTAGATGGTAATTATCCAACTGGTACTGGTAACGTGGCTTTGGGTGATACTGCTTTAGATAGCTTGACTTCTGGAAATTATAATACAGCAGTTGGTGCAGATGCTTTAACAGCAAAAACCAGTGGTGGTGTAAATACAGCTATTGGTTGGAAAGCATTAGAGCTTGGTGGAGCAGGTGATTATAATGTTGGCTTAGGGTCAAAAGCACTTCAAAATAACACAGGAAGTTACAATACTGCTGTAGGAACACAATCTTTACTAGCAAACACCACAGCATCTGGCAATGTTGCTGTTGGCTACTTAAGTTTAACCACAAATACAGAGGGAGAGTTTAATACAGCTTTAGGAAGAGAAGCACTTGAAGCTAATACCACAGCTGATAATAATGTGGCAGTAGGTTTTCGTTCATTAACTACAAATACGACTGGAACCTCAAATGTTGCTGTAGGTAGAGAAGCATTAACAGCAAACACCACAGCAAATAACAATACGGCTGTTGGATATCAAGCAGGTACTTCTTTAACTACAGGTACTAATTTAGTTGCTATTGGATATCAAGCAGGTGATGCTATAACTGTAGGTAATAATAATATAGCAATAGGTAAAAATGCTTTAGGAGCAGAGGTTTCTGGAAGTCTGAGTATTGCAATAGGTAGTAATGCTTTAGGGGTGCAAAATACTGGAACAGATGCTTACAATGTAGCAGTTGGTTATAATGCAGGAACATCAGTAACAACAGGAACTTTGAATACATTAGTAGGAGCATTATCTGGTGATGCTATTACTACAGGAACTACAAATTGTGCATTAGGCTATCTAACTTTAAGTTCAGATACTACAGGTCAAAGAAGCACTGCAATGGGTTATTCTTCTTTAGCAAATCAAAATTCTACTATTGGTCATCAAATGTATAATACAGGTTATGGATTTTTTGCAGGAAATCAGATAACATCAGGATTGCAAAACACTTTAATTGGAGGAGATGCAGGAAAATTAGTTACAACAGGAAGTTATAATGTAGCAGTAGGTAAATCAGCACTAGCTTCCAACACCACAGCATCTAACAACACAGCAGTTGGGTATGCGTCGCTTTCCACTAATACTACAGGTGCAACCAATACAGCAGTTGGTAATAGTTCCTTAAGTTCAAATACTATTGGTACTCAAAATGTAGCAATGGGAAGTAGCAGTCTACTCAATAATACAACAGGAAGTTATAATGTTGGTATTGGTCTAAATGCTTTATATGCAAACACCACAGCATCTTACAACACAGCCGTTGGATATGTTGCTTTAACTGATAACACTACAGGCACAGAAAATACAGCAGTAGGTAGTAATTCTGGTCAAGCAATAACTACTGGCGATAATAATACTGCTGTAGGAGTTTCATCCCTAGCTACTGCTACAACAGCTAGTAACAATACTGCGATTGGAAGAAGAGCTTTACAATCAACTACAACAGGTGTTCAAAATACATCTTTAGGAGTTGCTTCTCTAAAAGCTAATACCACGGCATCTGAGAACACTGCTGTGGGTTATCAGTCTATGTTTACAAATACTACAGGTGCAAATAATACTGCATTAGGTATAAACTCGTTATATGCAAACACTACAGGTGGAAACAATACTGCACTTGGAAGACTAGCCTTATATAACAATACGACTGCTAGTAATAACGTATCTATTGGTAATAGCTCTATGCAACTAAACACCACAGGCACAAGCAATGTTGCAGTTGGTGCTAGTGCTTTATCTGCAAATACCACAGCAAACAACAACACAGCAGTAGGTTATTCTGCACTAACTGCAAAT